TGCCAGCTACGCAAAGAAGACTGGCAAGACGATGACTAAAACAAAAAAGAGCAGCTATTGATGGACTGTATGGACTGTGGAAACAGACTGATTCACGGCGGCGATGACAACACGGAAGATGATGACGAACACCTCATTATGTCCAACTTGTCGTGCCCCGAATGCGGCAACTTCTACGTTGCTTATCGTGGACTGAAAGAAGAGGCATTATGAACAACAAAGAACTGAGAGACGCTCTAGGTCAGCGCTTGTTGCTGATCGTTAAGACTGAAGAAGAACTATCGCCATCGATGGTCTCTTCGGTAGTTAACTTTTTGAAGGCCTTCCCGCCACCTGATGAACTGGATGATCTTCCTGTCTCCAAGCGTCTGGCAGAGAGCCTCGAGAAGTACAAGACGCCCCTTCCATTTCAGCAAAGAGGAGACGCTTGATGGCTAAACGTCCGGGGCTTTATGCCAACATTCATGCCAAGCGAAAACGTATTGCTGCTGGTAGCGGCGAGAAGATGCGTAAGGTCGGCTCTAAAGGAGCACCGACAAAAAAGAATTTCACTAAGAGCGCTAAGACTGCAAAGGGTCGCAGTAAATAGATGCTTGAACCTTTACAAGTTGACGGAGAGCCTCACTGGAAGACACGCTTCCCTGAAGAAGTTCATCCAGCCTTCGAGGACCTCCGCAACTTCCTGTTTCTCACGTGGGATCATCTCGGTCTCCCAGAGCCCACTGAGGCTCAGTATCAGATCGCACACCGACTACAGTTCGGTTACGACGCAACAGAAGAAGTGGAGATTCTGAGAGGACCACGTGAGGATATCATCCGGTGCTTCAGGTCACTCGGAAAGTCCTACACCACGAGTGCCTATGCCATCTGGCGGCTCATGAGAAACCCCAGAGACGAGAAGATCATGATTGTCTCAGCCAGTGGCAGTAAGGCCAAAGAGTTCGTAGCGCAGACAAAAGGTATCCTTGAGTCCATGCCGCTCGTTCAGTGGCTGCTTGACGGCAGCAGAGAGTCCGGTGCCACACGTAGGGACATGGCAGATCAATTCGACGTAGCAGCTGCCAGCTTGTCTCAGAGCTATTCAGTTGTCGCGAGAGGTATCTCTTCGCAGCTGAGTGGTAGCCGTGCGACACTGATCGTAGCAGACGACATAGAGATCGAGAGAAACTCACTGACTGAAGACGCTCGTCAGAGGATCATCAAGGTCGTACAGAATGACTTTGTGCCCATCACGAAGACAGAGCACGGCAAGGGAGACATCATCTTCCTCGGGACCCCTCAGACCGAAGAGTCCATCTACAACGTGCTGGTCAAAGAGATGGGCTTCAAGTGCTTTACGATCCCCGTCCGATACCCCGCAGCTGATAAGCTGTCCAACTACAGAATGACAAGAACTGAAAGTGGCGAAGAGGTTAACATTCTCGCCAACTACTTGCGGAGACGGTTTGACACTGAAGACATTTCGTATGGACAACCAACGGACACACGCTTCGGTGAGGACGAACTGATACAGATTGAAAGCAAAGGGCGCTCTGCGTTTGCATTACAGTACATGCTCGACACGTCGCTGAGTGACGCTGAGAGATACCCTTTGAAACAACACGATCTCGTGTTGATGTCTTTAAGTCCACTCAAGGCTCCCCTGACGTGCCAGTGGGGCAGACACAACGACAAGCTGAACTACATCACGGACATCCCGAACCTCGGGTTCTCTGGTGATCACTTCTTGCGGCCTCTCTTCGTGGATGCCGACTGGGACGCTTATGAGTCCAAGGTGCTATTTGTCGATCCAGCGGGACGCGGTGCTGATGAGACAGCATGGGCCGTTGTGGCTGTGCTGAATGGCATCATGTATCTGCTCGATGTTGGTGGCTTCAGCGGTGATCCCACAGAGGCCATGACGCGCATAGCTGTTGCTGCAAAGAAATACGATGTGCAGACCGTTGAGGTCGAACCGAACTACGGTCAGGGCATGTGGATCGCTGCGTTCCAGCCCATCCTGTCTGACGTTTGGGCCGGTGGTTGCACAGTGCAGGAATCCGAATGGGCTAAAGGGCAGAAAGAGACCCGCATAATAGACACTCTGGAGCCCGTGATGACGCAGCACCGACTGGTCATTGACGAAGCTTTAGCGCGACGAGAGAGCCGAGCAGATGACCACAAGTACAGCTTACTGTACCAGCTGTCTCACATCACGAGAGACAGAGGCTCCCTGAAGCACGACGACAGATTGGATGCCCTCGCGGGTGCTGTCGCTCACTACCAGCGCTCAATGGCACAAGACGTCCACGAGGCTGCGCGAGGAGTCCTTGAGACCCGCATGGACGAAGAGATCGAAGACTTCCTTGAGTACATGCAGAGCGGTGCGCCTGTCGCTAAGCGCGGCAAGAGACGCGCCGGGTATCGAGTGGAGACAACAGAGAACATTCTGTAACTAGCAGAGGCAGAACATGCAGTTGACTAATAGTCAGCGAGTTACTGCATGTTTCTGAGGCCGTTTTGAAAAAATAACAGTAATTCACGAGGGCATACCTCCCCCCGGCGCAAACGGCGATCCCCCCCGCTACCCCCGCCTTGAACCACAGAAGACAGGAAAAAGTTTTTCCCGGCGGCGGCTCGGGATGCGGTGCAGAATTCTCAGACGATCGACACACAGCCGGACACACTCTCGAATGCTCGAGGTCGCATCGCTTGCTGGCTGTACGGTCTGCTAGGTGGGCTCTCATTGTACTGACATGCCGCACCACCTGATCGCTATACCGTGCGATGAGCGGCTGATCACCCGGCGCTCATAACTCGCACTTTTTGCACAATCACGGCTTGTATGAGCACCACTGTTTTTTTCGTTTGCTGTACAGTAAATCATAGTCTATAAAAAGGGCATGTTTAAATCACACAACAAGGGATTATCGAAATGTCAAAGAGAACCACAGCTGAGCTGCACAGAATTATTGCTGACAAGGTCATAACCGCCATGCAAACATCCGGCACCGGGTGGACAAAATCATGGTCTGTCCCGACGTCTGATCAGCCGACCAGCATGAGCAGCGGCAAGCCATATAATGGCATCAATTGGCTATTGCTGAGCATGTCCCGGTCGATCAACGGTTACCAGTCGGGACGCTGGGCAACGTTCAATCAGTGGAAGGCTCTGGGCGCTTCCGTCCGCAAGGGCGAAAAGTCTGAGATGGTCATTTTGTATAAGCCGATCAAAGTGACAGACAAGGTGACCGGCGAAGACAAGCAGGTCCGTCTGATGAGGTCATTTAATGTCTTCAACGCCGATCAGGTTGAGGGTTACGACGTGCCAGCTGAGGCGCATTTTTTCGAAGACATGCCAGCGACCGCAGCTGACAAACTAGCGGCAGCGGTCGGTGCTGACGTCAGACACACTGACAAAGCCGGCGCTTTCTATGTTCCCTCAATCGATTATATCAACATGCCGCTGCAGGCTCAGTTCAATTCGGCAGAATGTTACGCAGCGACTTTACTTCATGAGCTGACGCACTGGACTGGTCACGAAACGCGCTGCGACCGTGACATTAAGAATGCATTCGGATCAAAAGATTACGCCTTCGAAGAGCTGGTGGCTGAGCTGGGCGCTGCGATGCTCTGTGGATCACTAGGTATATCCAATGAGCCCCGAGAAGACCACGCTAAGTACTTATCAGGTTGGATCACAAAACTTCAGGATGATCCGAAAGCAATATTCTCAGCGGCTGCGAAGGCCCAAGCAGCTGCGACATTTATCCTCGATGTACAGCAAAGTGAAGACGAGCAGATCGCCGCTTAAGTCGAAACGCCTTCGGGCGTCCGCAGGAACTACCCGACCTGCGCTGATGAGACAGGGTTTTTAGAAAGGAACTAGTAAGATGCTCTATACCGACAAAGTAAAAATGTTATCCACTCTCGAAAATGCTCAAGCTTATGACATAACGGATGAAAAGTTCATCTTTTGCGCGGACCTCTTGGAAATAAGCGCTTGGCACCCAAACGTCGATAATTATGTGGACGCCCTTGAATGTAATTTCCAAGAATTACTCGATCCAATCGACGATGAAGACAGTTGCGTTCCCAACGACGGATAACTACCCGCGCCTTGCGTCTCTGAGAGGGGGCGCAATGGCGGGTAGTTGTGCCCGATAACAGAAAGGAACTAACAAGATGACAAAAAGCAAAAAACCAACCGGCCATATAATTTACCAAGGCCCTAGTCTAATCGACGGAAAGCCTATCTTCGTGGTCGC